CGAAACAGCGGTTTGACGCATCGGTAACCTATCTGCCCCACCGGAGACGTGCATGACTGAAGGAAAGAAAACCGACGTGTTTGATGGATGGGATCGCCACCAGCATGATCTGGCGGTCCGCATGTTGCTGGAACAGCGCCACGTCAGCCAACCCAAGCCCGGCGCCCGGTTCGACGGTGCGGAAATCTACAGCTCGACCGTCCGCCTGTCCGCGTCTCGGACCGAAGCGCGCGCGGTGCGGGCTCGGCCGGGTACGTTCGAATGGCGATATGGGCGGAAGGGGTCGGACGCGGCGCTCTACCATGCCGGCAATCACCTGGCGACGTTGTGGGAACGGGCCGGCACGGCTGCCGCCCGGTCGCCGGACCTATCGATGTCGACGGCCTCGGGCGGATGGAAAGGTCTGCCTGATGGGCGAGCCTCGGCGATGGAAACCCTGCACCGGGCCATCGCAACGTTCGGGCAGGCTCCTTCGGCTCGCCTGACGGCCTACTGCGTGGAGGGGAAGACCACGTCGGAAATCGCCCGCGCTCACGGCACGACCGAGCGGAACATGGCGCCGGTCCTGCACGAAGACCTTCGGGCCTGCGCCACCTACTTCAATTTCCTTGGGAAAACTTCGTAGAAATAAATTTCCCAGGAAACGAAATCAGTTGACCTTCAACGCGAAAGGTCCTATAGAAAACGTACTGCGGCGCAATGCGCCGGCAATTCTCCATTCCATTCCCGAATCGTGGCTGCCCGTAGCGCTGTTATCCTTTCCAGCGCTTACCTGCGGGGTTGGGGCGGCGCAGCCATGAGCGCGACCCGCTCTGATCGCCTTTGCCTCGGCATCGGGGCGGGTCGCAGACATTTAGTTTCGCAAATAGCCTCCCTAGATCCACCGCTGATACCGGCTACGCGGGCAAAGCTCTCGCTCGATCCTAAGAAGAACCTGGAGGGAGGCTAGCCCGGAAGGGCGCCATTTGGCCGGGGAAGCAAGGGCGCCGGTAATCATCGCCAAAGCGGCTGTTGGCGACCGTTCGGTGAACGGTCATCGATCGTTCGGCTACTGTACGGTGACGTTGGGCGGGGCTTCCTCCCCCGCTCGCATCCGGGCGAGTTGGTCCAGAATGGCTTTCGCCATGGCCTCGGCGGCGTCAACGGGCATGACGAGTCGGCCGATAACGACCCGATCAACCTCGATAGGTGAAACCGCGTAGTTGGATCGGGCGCTTTCGAATGTGATCCGCATGTTGCCATTGAAGGTGAAGAAGCCGATGGCCGCGTCCGCGAAAACATCGGGCGAATGGGGATTGTTGATGATGGTGGTCATTGACGGTCCTGGGAAAGAAACACTGCCGGTCAGTTCTACCAGAAGGGAAGGACCGTGTCTTGCGCGTCTAAATTAAGACGGCTCAGACGCCTTAAGACGCGGCTCGCAATATGCCTTTCGTCTTAGAATCCAGCCTTCGTAACGTTACATAATAACACGAGGGGCTATGCCCGACCTGAACGACCAACAGGCGCGCTTCGTCGAAGAATACCTGATCGACCTGAACGCCACACAAGCCGCCATCCGTGCCGGCTACAGCGAGAAGACGGCCTATTCGCAGGGTCAGCGGCTGTTGAAGCATGTTGAAGTGCAAGCCGCATTGTCGGCCGCGCAAAAGGCACGCTCGGATCGCACCAAGATAGATGCCGACTGGGTGCTGACGCGCCTGGCTGATGAAGCCGAAGCCGATGTCGCCGACCTGTACGATGACAACGGACACCTGAAGCCGGTGAAGGAATGGCCTGCCGTCTGGCGCAAGGGCCTTGTCGCCGGCATCGACGTGGTCGAGGAGTTCGAAACTGTCGACGGCAAGAAGGAGCGGGTCGGAATCGTCCGCAAGCTCAGGCTGTCTGAACGCATTAAGCGAATTGAGCTGATCGGTAAGCATGTCGGGGTGCAGGCCTTCCGTGAACGGGTGGCGCATGAAAACCCGGATGGCACGCCGCTCGAAGCTTCGTCTCAGCGTGATGTGGCTCGCGAAATAGCCTTTGCCCTTGGTGCCGGGCTTCGAAGCCTCGGCAATGGCATTCAGGAAGTGGCGGACAAGGCCAGCAAGTGACTGTCGCTCAGACATTCAGCGATATCCTCCGCGCCTACAACGCTCTGCCGCCGGCAGAACAGAAGGAAGTGCTCGACAAGGCAAGGGCGGTGCGCGGCGACAAGGTGGCGCTGCCAAACCCCGGCCCTCAGACGGAAGCCTATTTCTCCGAAGCGGACGAACTGTTCTACGGAGGCTCGGCCGGCGGCGGCAAAACGTATCTGATCTGCCTGCTGGCGCTGAACGAACATCAAAACTCCCTGGTGCTTCGCCGCATCGGTAAGAACCTGAAAGGCATCAAGCGCGAGCTGCAAGGCCTGCTCGGCACTAGGCAGGGGTTCAACGAACAAGCCGGCACCTGGAACCATGCGCGTGGCGTCATCGACCTCGGGCATTGCGAGCATGAAGGCAACAAGGAAGACTATCAGGGCATTGCGCACGACCTGAAGGCCTTCGATGAAATCACCCAGTTTACCGAAAGCCAATACGTCTACGTGTGCGGCTGGAATCGCTCGGCCGATTCGAACCAACGGTGCCGCGTCCTCGCTACGGGCAACCCGCCGTCGACCGCAGAAGGCCAGTGGGTCATCAGGCGGTGGGCGGCATGGTTGGACCCGACGCATCCGAATCCGGCCAAGCCTGGCGAACTGCGCTGGTACACGACCATCGACGGCGACGACACGGAAGTCGAGGCTGGCTATGTCGGCCCGAAGGGTGAGCGTCCTCGGTCGAGGACCTTCATTCCATCAGCGCTGGAAGACAACCCGGACCTGGCCGAAACCGGCTATGCCGCGACCATCGAGGCGATGCCAGAACCGCTGCGCACGATGCTTCGTGAAGGCCGGTTCGATGTCGGGCAGCAAGATGACCTATGGCAGGTCATTCCTGCGGACTGGATCAGGCAGGCGCAAGCAAGGTGGAAGCCGGACGGGTTTAAGGGACTGAAGATGACGGCGGTCGCCGCCGACGTAGCGCAAGGTGGACCGGACAAGTCGTCGTTCGCCTCTCGGTACGGGACATGGTTCGCTGAAATCGTGCGCAAGAAGGGCACAGAGACACCGGACGGGCCAAGCATCGGCGCCGAAGTGTTCAAGATCCGTCGCGATGGCGCCGTGGTGGTGATCGACCTGGGCGGCGGCTATGGCGGCGATGCCAAGCGGTTCCTCACAGACAACGGCGTCTCTGTCGCGGGCTTCAATGGTGCTCATGGGTCGACGGCGCGCACGGTGGATAAGGCGCTCGGCTTCCTGAACAAGCGGGCTGAAGCCATCTGGCGGTTTCGTGAAGCACTCGATCCTGGGCAGGAAGGCGGCTCGTCCATCGCCTTGCCGCCCGACCCGATGCTGGTTGCCGATCTGGTGGCCTATCGCTGGAAGCCAGTCGGCACCGGCAACATTCAAATCGAGAGCAAGGAAGAGCTGCGCAAGCGCATCGGTCGTTCTCCTGACGACGGCGACGCAACAATCATGTGCTGGGCTGAGGGAGAGAGGCAGGCAATCCGCAAGATGCATGAAGCGACGCTCGGCGGCCGGTTGCCACAGGTCAAGGTTTCGTACTCGCAACAGAAGGCACGTAGGCGATGATCGACACGTTCAATATCCCGGCCAAGGGCGGGGTGACAGTCAAGCAGGCGCAGGCCTCGCTGGACAAGGCCAAAGCCCAGTTCGGTGACGCCAGGTACGGCGTCGTGCGCACTGAGAAGACCGGCGGGGTGGTCAACATCACTTACGGCCCGAGCGGTCGCGCGTCGTTGCTCGATGCCGATGCGCTGGCCTTCGAACTGAACAACTGAGGCGGAAAGGAACCTGCATGGCAAGTGGAACAGCTACGGCTACAGGACCGCAACCCGCCGCTACTGGCCGAAAGTTCATGCTCTCGCTCGACTTCGGCTCTGGCTCTGTCGACTTGGAGCAGAAGATGCCTTCTGGGTCCTACATCAAGATCGATACGGGCATCAGCTCCGACTACGCCAAGGTCTATGACTCGCCGCGAGACGTGACCCTTCGCTTCAATGTCATCACTTACGTGAGCCCAATCGAGTGGGCCATCGACTACGAGTAGAGAGGAAAGCGAAACCATGTCCGGTCTGTTTGGTAAGAAGCCCAAGGTCGAAACGCCGTCGCGGATGCCCGACCCGCAGGACCCCGCCGTGCTCGCTGAGAAGCGTCGGCAGATGGAAGAGATGCGCCAGCGTGGCGGGCGAGACTCAACCATCATGAGCGATAACCTGATCGGTTCGACCGGCAAGCTGGGCGCCTGACGCATGGCGATTGTTTCTGTCGCAACGTCAGAGAGCCATCAAAAGTTGATGCAGGCGATATCTGACGCGGTGCAGGCGCACACTCGGCAATCACCCATGATGATCGATGAAATTGTCGGCATCATCGGCTTCTGTGCCGGCGCTGCCATCGTGAGCGGCTGCAAAAGTCACAACGACCGGAGGAAGCTCCGAGCCGTGGTCAACGCCAACGTCGACAATGGCATGGACGCAATGACCCGAGCGGTAGTCGGTTCGACGAGCCTAATCATTCCTGGGGTGACACAGTGACCTCAAGCTCCGCCATTCGAGACATCATAGACATTGGCAACCGGCTGTTCGCGGCCAAGTCGCCACTGCTGTCCCATTGGCAGGAACTGGCCGACAACTTCTACTATGAGCGCGCGGACTTCACCGGCCCACTCCCGATGGGCAGTGACTACGCGGCCGGCTCGTTCTCATCGCGGGCTGCGCTGTATCGCCGGGAGATGGGCAACCTCTACCGGCCGATGCTTCGGCCTGACGACTTCTTCGAAATCAAGTCGCTCGACGACAAGCGAAACAAGAACCCGGACGCTCGCGCCTGGTTGCAGTATGCCACGGCCATGCAGCGCGCCGTCATGTATCGGAACTCGGCGAACTTCACTCGGGCGACAGAGGCGGGCGACCATGACCATCTGACTTTCGGTCAGGCTTGCGTCGAGGTCGCACCCACGCCCGACCGGCGTAACCTCTTCTATCGGAACTGGCATCTTCGCGACGTTGCATGGGCGGAAGACTTCGCCGGCAATGTATGCGAGGTCCACCGCGACGCCGATGTCGAGGTCGCCAAGCTCCTCAAGCTGTTTCCCGGCAAGCTGCCTGACGCTCTGGTTAAGGACGCCGAGAAGGACCCGCACAAGAACCTGAAGGCTCGCCATTCGGTGGTGCCATCGAAGGACTACGATACCGGCACCCCTAAGCGAGCGGACCACGAATACCTGTCTCTCTGGACTATGCCGGAGCATGACGGGGTAGAACTCGAAAACATCGGCCGGACCTATCGCGGCTATGTCATCCCTCGCGGCCCGACCGTCTCCGGTTCGCAGTATGCCCGCTCCATCTTCACCTCGATCATCTTGCCGGATGCTCGAACGCAACAGGCGATGGAACGCATCCTGCTCGAAGCCGGTGAGAAGGCCATTGATCCGCCCTTGATCGCCAAGCAGAACATCGTTCGTGGTGATATCGGCCTCGGCGCTGGCGGCATCACCTGGTTGGACGAGGAGTTTGACGAGCGGCTGGGCGATGGCATCCGGCCGCTGTCTCTCGACTTTACCGGGTTGGGTTTCGGCAAGGATATGGCTGAGCGCAACGACCAGACGCTTCGGCTCGGCTTCATGCTCGACAAGATCAGCATTCCTGACACGTCGAACATGACGGCCTATCAGGTGCGCAAGGTCATCGAACAGCAGATGCGTGCCAATATCCCGATGTTTGAGCCGGTCGAGAATGAGTATTCGGAACCGCTTTGCAGCGAGACCTTCAAGGTGATGCGTACGCTCGGCGCCTTCCCGGCGAACGAGATACCGGATGCGCTGCGGGGCTCTGGCGTCGAGTATTCCTTCAAGTCGCCGATCAAGGATCTTGAAGACGACGGCATGCGCCAGAAGCTTCAGGAAGGCATGGAAGTCATTCAGATCGGCGCCCAGTTCGATCCGACAGTAGCGAAACTGCCAAACCCGATGGCAATCACCAAGGACTTGGTGCGCCGCATCGGCTGGCCGGAAGAGTGGCTGAACAACGATGACGCCATGAAGCAGGCTGCCGAAGAAACCGCTCAGACCATGCAGGAACAGCAGGCCATGTCGGCGGCGGCTGGCGTTGCCGAAGGAGCGGGTAAGGCGGCTCCCATGGTCAAGGCTCTGGCTGATGCCCAGCGGGCGAGGGCGGCGGCCTGATGCGGGCCAACCCGATTGGTCCGGCTCGATACGAAGAGGATGACATAGCTGCTCTCAAAGCGGTGGCGGCTGGCAATGCTTCGCCGGCACAGCAGAAGCGGGCGCTCGTCTGGATCGTCCACAGGGCGGCGATGACCTACGACGAAACCTTCGTCCAGGGCCAGAACGATGCAACGTATTTCCTGACCGGCCGTCGCAATGTCGGTCTTCAGATCATGAAGCTCGTCAACGTGCCGATCGGCGAGCTGATCCCTCCTGAGAAACCGAAGAAGAAAGGACTTCCTGATGTCGGATGACACTCTGGCGGCAGGCGCGGCCTCGGCCGAAAACCCTGCTGCAAGTGGTGCTGATACGGCGGCTGCTTACGCGGCGGCTGCAAAGCCGAACGAAGCGGCGGCCAAACCAACCGATGCGCCTGCTAAACCTGCGGCGGACACTGCGGCCAAGCCCGGTGATACCGCAGCTAAGCCAGAAGAGGAGGGCGCCTGGGGCAAGGACTGGCGCGAGAAGCTGGCAAAGGGCGATGCCAAGCGCCTGGAACGTCTCGGCCGCTTCGCCTCGCCGGAAGCGCTGCTCGACGCTCAAGAGGCGGCACAGCGGAAGATATCCGAGGGCCTGAAGCCGAAGGGCAAGCCGGGCGAGAAGGCGACCGACGAAGACTGGAAGGCCTATCGCAAGGAGAACAACATCCCTGACGCGGTCGACGACTTCGTCAAGGCCATTGTGCTGCCCGACAAGCGCCAGATCGGCGACGATGACAAGCCTATCGTGGCGGCCTTCGCGGAGCGCGCCATCAAGAAGGGCATTGCCCCGGCCGACATGGCTGAGATGGTCGACGAATACTACGCCATGCAGGAAGAACAGCAGTTCCAGCAGGCCACGGCCGACGCGAAGAACCGCAAGGAATCCGAAGCGGAACTCAAGAAGGAATGGGGCGGCGACTTCGCCGGCAACATCGCCGCGATGCGGCCCTATTTCGAAGGTGTGGACAAGGATCTGTTCGCCAACCTGATCGGCGGGCGCCTGGCTGACGGTCGCAAGATAGGCGACCATCCCGGCGTGCTTCGGTTCTTCGTCACCAAGGCGGTCGCCGAAAACCCGATGGCGACCATCGTCCCCACTGGCGGACAGGGCGTCGACACGCTCAACAACGAAATCGCTGCCATGGAAAAGCGCATGCGTGATGACCGCGTGGAATGGCACAAGGATACGGCGGCGCAAGAGCGCTACCGAAAACTGATCACCGCAAGGGAAAACCTCGCGGCTCGATAAGCGCTGGAAGGACGGCCAACCCGCTCGGCGGCTCCGTCTCAAGGCGACCTCACCACATAGCCCGAAATCAGCGCCGAATGGCGGCATGAGCGGCCCCGGTTAACCCCGGACAACCCGCGACGCTGCCCTGCGGACAACCTGCCAACGGCTCCCGATCCCTCAATAGAAGGAATCTGGACCATGGCCGACACGGCATTCCAGAAACAGTATCGACAGGAGTACATCGCCGGCTTCGAGCAGGGCGAAACCCAGTTGCGCATGGCGGTCACTACCGAACATGTGCGTAAGGGTAACGAAGCGAACTTCCTCGTCGCCGACTCCGGCGGCGCTGAAGCCGTCACTCGCGGGGTCAACGGTCTGATCACGGCTCGCGCCGACAATCTGACCCAGCTCCCGGCAACGCTCGTCGAATGGCATGACCTCGTTCGCAAGACCGAGTTCAACATTTTCGCGAGCCAGGGCGACCAGAAGCGCATCATGCAGGACACCACCCTCAAGGTGATGAACCGCAAGATCGACCAGGACATCATCACCGAGCTTGCCAACGCGACCAACAACACTGGCGCGGCGGCGACCGGCTCATTGACCCTGGTAACCAAGGCGCTGGGCATCCTCGGCAAGAACCTCGTGCCGGTGGATGAAATCGACAACATCTGGGGCCTGATCTCGCCTGCCATGCATGCATACCTGATGCGTGACTCGGCGTTCACCTCCGGCGACTGGGTCGACATCAAGCCCCTTGCCGGTGGTCCGCTGCGGAAGGTCTTCCGCTGGGCGAATGCCAACTGGCTCGTCCACGGTCAGCTTCCCGGCGCTACGACCAATGCCGAAAAGTGCTTCCTCTTCCACCGCTCGGCCATCGGCCACGCGGTCGACAAGGATACGCTCCAGTCGCTGGTCGGTTTCGACGAAGAGCAGGGCTACTCGTGGGCGCGCACGTCGACGTTCATGGGCTCGAAGCTTCTGCAGAACAGCGGCGTCGTGGTCATCAACCACGATGGCTCGGCCATCTAAGGAGGTTTGACCAATGGCTTACAGCACTTCCAATCCTCCGGTCCTGGTCACCCAGGGCATCGTCGGCTTCCGCATCTGGAAGTACGAGAGCGTCGACGCCGCCACCCTGGTACGCGTCGCCGGCTATTTCACCAATGGCTGGAAGCTCGGCATGCGGGCGAACGACATTGTGTTCGTCACGGATACCGACAGCTCGAACGCAACCACCATTCACACGGTCAACTCGGCGTCCGCCACTGGCGGCGTTGACCTGACCGATGGCCTGGCGGTTGGCACCACCGACACCGACTGATCCTGGTCGGGTCTAAACAACGGCGGGGGCTTCGGCTCCCGCCTTTTTTTCGAAAAGGAACAAAGCATATGGCATTGCCAGTGAATGGCCTCCAACTGGCCGAAAGCAAGCGAAACGTCTACCGCGTCCAGATCGCCGAGAAGCCGGAAGACCTGCTGACGCCGGCATGGTGGAACCATGTCTGCACCAAGCTGCGCGTCGACGACATCGTCGAAGTGATGGCGCTCGACCGATCCTGGTTCGGCGTCGTTACCGTGCTCGAAATCGGCAAGGGTGCTGAAGGCGGCGCCCGCGTAGCCTATGTGCTCGGCCCGACGAAGATTGGCAACGCGGCCGAAGTCGGCAAGCAAGCCGAACACGAAGCCCGGTGGGGTGGCTCCGCCGCGAAATGGACCGTCGTCCGCTCCAAGGACAAGCTTGTCATGAAGAGCGGCCTCGAAACCCGCGAAGATGCCGGCACCTGGATCGCGGAAAATCTGAAGGCCGCCTGACCCGATGACGGACCAACTGTCGCTCTACAACGGCGCGCTGCTCAAGCTGGGTCAGCCGCGCCTCGTCGCTCTGACCGACGAAGGCAAAGCCAGGCGCGCGCTGGACGATGTCTATGCCAAGCGCCTGAAGGCATGCCTTGAAGAGGCGCTCTGGAACTTCGCGATGCGCCTTCAGCAGTTGGAAACCAGTCCCTCGGTCGGGAGTAACTTCGGCTATTCCTACGTGTTTGACAAACCCGAAGACTGGCTGCGCACCGCTGGCGTGACGATAGACGGTTACGGCAAGGTGCCGCTGCTCAGCTACGATGATCGGGGGAGTTTCATCTTCGCCGATATCGACACGATCTACATGACCTATGTGTCGAGCGACGAAGACTACGGCATGGATCTCGGCATGTGGCCGGAATCGTTCGTGGCCTTCGTCGAGGCGGACCTGGCGCTTCAGACCTGCGAGGACATCACCGGCTCGACGGAGAAGAAGCAGGCGATTGAGAAGGAACGCAAGCTAGCGAAAACGCGAGCGTCGACCAATGACGCGATGAACGAGCCGGTGACGCGATACCCACCGACCGGGCGCCTCGTCGCCAGTCGCGGCCCGACCAACCGCTATCGTGGTGATGGTCGCCGCTGATGCCCAAGACGAATTCACCTATCCTTGCCTTCAATCGCGGCATCGTCTCCAAGGCGGCTCTGACCCGCGTTGATGTCGAGCGCATCCGGTTGTCAGCGGAAGTGATGGAAAACTGGACGCCGAAGACGGCCGGCGCCATGGCCTTGCGACCCGGTTTCCAATATCTCGGCTCAAGCCGCAACAATGCCTTCGGCATCGATATCGACTTTGTCGCGGCCACGGATGATACGGCGCTGATAGAACTGGCCGATGGCAAGATGCGGGTGCGCGTGAACGACGCGCTGATCTCGCGCGTTGCGGTCAGCACCACCATTTCAAATAGCACCTTTGCTTCATCGACCGGATGGACTGATGGGTCAACCAACGGCGGGACGCTGACCTTCGGCGGCTCGGGACTGGTGTTGAACGCGGTCAATGTCGGCGGTCTGGCTCTATGTCGGCGGCAGATATCGGTCGCGGGCGGCGACGTTAACAAGCGCCACGCTCTCACCATACCGGTAACGCGCGGACCGGTGACCTTCCGTTGCGGCTCGACCTCGGGCGGCGACGAATACATCTTGGAGACGCAGCTACGGACCGGCGTCCACAGTTTGGCGTTCACGCCGACCGGTGACTTCTATGTGCAGTTTCAGAGCGACCTGGACATCG